AAAGATTTAGTTGAGGCATATTATTCAGAATCATTGGACCCTGATGGTAGAGGATACAAAAACCTAATACGTATGATGATGGAAGACGGGTTATTTAAGTATCTACCAAAAACAGATGATAATTGGATTTATTTTTTAAAACCATTTTTAAAGTTAACAAGAAAAGAAAAAACAAAATTTAAAAGAAAAAATTAAAAAAATTATGAAAGATTTAAATGACATAACTAAAGTTGAGTTTTTAATTACTTTGAACAATAATTTCGTAGTACAAAGGTTTTTTAACGTAAAAGGATTTAACACAAACGCTAAAGGTAGTGTTGAGTTAATGAATTACATTAAAAGTTTAAGAACAGAATTAGAAACCAAACTTAGAAACAAGTCAGTATTCTATATGTTGGAAAATAGATACCAAATAGAAGAAGACCAAACAGTTTTAAACACTTCAAATACCGATGGACCTGAAGTATTTAACATTATTTTAAAGGTTGGAAATGAGACAATTTGTCATAGTATTATAGATGCTAAATTGTACCCACCAAAGGTAAGATATACCCTAGACGTTAGGCCATCCATAAAAACAATACTAAAGGAGTTGACTGACATTTTTTCATCAAAAAAATTATCTCATAACTACCTAAATTATTCCTTAGTCTAATAGTATTTATTGAAAAATCACATAAATTAAATCACATGTCAGACAAAAAAAACTTTGGATATCTCGGTAATAAATTTCAAATTCAACTACTTAATAATATCATTCTTTATAAAGATTTTTCTAATTCAATATTAGAAGTAATCGACCCTCATTATTTCGATAATCAGTATTTTCGAATCATTTGCCAAATGGTAAAAGAATACTATTCAAAATATGAGCACACCCCAACTTTTGATACGTTAGAACAACTTACAAAATCAGAAATTTCTTCACCGATGGCTCAAAAAAGTATTTTAGATACTATCGAACAAGTAAAAAATGTTTCTGATGAGGGTTCTTTTTTCGTTCAAGAAAAATCATTAAAATTCTGTAAACAACAAGAATTACAGAAGGTTATGACTAAAGCTCAATCAATTATCGATAAGGGTGATTTTGAAAGTTATGACCACTTAGAAGAAATGGTTAGAGGAGCATTACAAGTTGGTGAGGTTGATAAAGGGACTACCGATGTATTTTTTAACTTGGACGAAGTTTTAGATGATGATTACAGACACCCAATTCCAATTGGAGTACCTGGTATTGATAATTTATTGAGAGGAGGTTTGGCAAAAGGAGAAATTGGTGTTATCTTAGCACCCACAGGTGTAGGTAAGTCAACTTTTACTACTAAAATTGCTAATCACGCATTTAACTTGGGGTATAGTGTTTTACAAATATTTTTTGAAGACAACCCAAAAATTATTCAAAGAAAACATATTACTCTTTGGACTGGAATGCACCCTGACGATTTAACTGAAAATAGAGAAGATGTTATTGAAAAAGTTAGACACATCCAATCTACAAGAAAAAATAAATTAATATTAAAAAAGTTACCTTCAGATACAGTCACTATGAACCAAATTAAAAATCAGGTTAGAAAAATGATTGCCGAAGGAAACAAAGTTGATATGATTATTTTGGACTATATTGATTGTGTTGTACCTGATAAAATGTTAGGTGATGAATGGAAAAGTGAGGGGTCAGTCATGAGAGCGTTTGAAGCTATGTGTCATGAATTAGATATCGCAGGATGGACAGCAACCCAAGGTAATCGTAACTCGATATCCTCTGAAGTTGTTACCACAGACCAAATGGGAGGCTCAATCAAAAAAGCACAAGTGGGTCACGTAATTATTACAGTTGCAAAAAGTTTACAACAAAAGGAAATGAACTTAGCAACAATTGCCATAACAAAGTCAAGAATTGGCAAAGACGGAATTGTATTTGAAAACTGTAAGTTTGATAATGCAATGTTAGAAATAGACACAGAACAAAGTATGACTTTCTTAGGTTTGGAAGAACAAAAAGAAGAAAGAAACAAAAATCGTGTAAAAGAACTCTTAGAAAAAAAGAGGTTAAAAGAACAACAATCTTAATTTAATTAAACTATGGAAAAAATATTAACAGAAAATCCTGGACGTTTTGTCATCTTCCCAATCGAACATAACGACATTTGGGAATACTACAAACAACACCAAGCTGCGTTTTGGACCGCAGAAGAAGTCGATTTAACCAACGATATCAGAGATTGGGAAAATTTAACAGAGAATGAAAAATTCTTTATCAAGAATGTATTGTCGTTTTTCGCGGCTTCAGATGGTATTGTAAATGAAAATTTGGCAGAAAACTTTTATCGAGAGGTTCAATATCCTGAAGCAAAATTCTTTTATGGATTCCAACTTGCTATGGAAAATATTCATTCATTAATGTATTCTTTGTTGATTGATACTTACATTTCAAACGCAAAAGAAAAAGACGAGTGTTTCAATGCGATTGATAGATTACCCGCAGTTCAAAAGAAAGCTAAATGGGCTTTAGAATGGATTGAAAATGCATCATTTGCAGAAAGATTAGTTGCGTTTGCTGCGGTTGAAGGTATTTTCTTTTCGGGTTCTTTTTGTTCTATTTTTTGGATGAAATCAAGAGGAATTATGCAAGGACTATGTAATGCTAATTCACTTATCTTTAAAGATGAAAACTTACATTGTGATTTTGCAATTCACTTATTGAATAACCACTTAGAAGAAAGACCATCAGAAAAACGTATTAAAGAAATTTTACTTTCAGCGTTAGAAATTGAAAAAGAATTTATCACTGAATCACTTCCAGTGTCTTTAATCGGTATGAACTCAAACCTAATGAAACAATATTTGGAGTTTGTTGTTGATGGTTTGTTAGTAAAAATGGGATGTGGTAAAGAATTTAACGTGGAGCAACCTTTCAAATTCATGGAACAGATTGCGGTTGAAACAAAAGGAAATTTCTTCGAGTCTAGAACTGTAGAGTACCAAAAAGCAAAATTAAACGAAACAATAACATTTACAGAAGATTTCTAAATTATAAATTATGTCATTAAAAATTATTAAAAGAGGTGAGGAGAATGTTGCCTTTAATCCACAAAAAATTTACAATAGAGTTAAACGTTCAGCAAAAGGATTGAATGTTAATTCTGATGAGATTTTTATTAAAGTAATAACTTCAGTACCTACCGAAGGTGAAGTCACAACAAAAGAATTGGATAAGTTAATCTATGAAATTGCGGCCGCGTACACGGGTAGTCACCATGATTATTCTAGATTGGCGTCGTCAGTTGCCATATCATCATATCACAAAGAAACACTTGATAGTTTTTCACAAACTATGAAAGAATTATACTCAGATGGTATAATCCACGAAGGTTTAATTGAAAAAATTGATAGATATGGTGAAAATTTGATAGATGCGGTAATCAATCACGATAACGATTACAATTTTGATTATTTTGCTTGGAGGTCACTACAAGAAATGTATTTGTTAAAAAAACCAAATGGTAAAGTAATTGAAAGACCACAACACATGTATATGAGAGTTGCACTTTGGGTTACAGATACTTTTGAGGATGCTGTCGAATACTACAAGTCACTATCCAGCCAATTAATTTCAAAGGCAACACCTATAATGATTAATTCAGGAACAAAAGTCCCTCAATTGGCATCTTGTGTTTTACACTACAATGATTCCGATTCAAGACAAGGTTTGTTGGGGACTTTAAATGATATATCTACTTTTTCTTCTGATGCTGCTGGAATTGGTTTATCGATGTCTAACATTAGAAGTAAAGAAAGTAGAATTTCAACTTCAGGTGGATTTGCTGGTGGATTATTAAAATATCTTAAAATTGTTAATGAGTCATTAAGATTTTTTAATCAACAAGGAAGAAGACCTGGCTCCGCTGCGATTTATTTGGAACCATGGCACAAAGATATTTTTGATTTACTTGATATCAAAAAGAACACAGGTGCAGAAGAATTGAGAGCTCGTGATTTATTTACTGCTCTTTGGATACCTGATAATTTTATGAGGGCAGTCAAAAATAATGATGATTGGTATTTGTTTTGTCCTAACGACATCAAAAGAGCAGGTTTAAAACCATTACAAGAATGTTATGGTGATGAGTACGAAGAGGTCTATAAAAACGCAGTTCAGTTAGGTTTAGGTAAAAAAGTTTCAGCCCAAAGTATTTGGACTAAAATTATAGAGTCTCAAATAGAAACAGGAGTACCTTACTTGTGTTCAAAGGACAGTGCAAATAAAAAAACTAATCATCAAAATATTGGAGTTATTAAACAATCAAACCTTTGTAATGAAATCTATCAATATACAGATGAAAACACAACGGCTATTTGTACATTATCGTCAATGGTTTTAAAAAACTTTGTTAATGGAAATAAATTTGATTTTGAAAAATTATTTAACGAGGTAAAAAAAGTTGTTAGAGCTTTAAATAAAGTTGTAGATGTTAACAACTACTCAACCAAAAAAGGGTTGAAAGGAGGTCTTGAACAAAGAGCGATTGCAATTGGCACTCAAGGATTAGCGGATGTATTTTATTTAATGGATTATATCTTCACATCAGAAGAAGCAAAAAAATTAAACAAAGAAATTTTTGAAACAATTTATTACGCTGCAATTTATGAAAGTAACCAACTTTGTATTGAGGGTAAATACAAACCGTATGAATTTTTTAATGGGTCGCCAATGTCAAAAGGAGTATTTCAATACGACATGTGGGGGTTCAAAGAAGATAATTTATCAGGAATGTGGGATTGGAAAACATTGAAAGAAAATGTAGGAAAGTATGGAGTATGTAATTCTTTATTTACCGCTCAAATGCCTGTTGCGTCTTCTGCTAAAATTACAGGTTCATTTGAAATGACTGAACCCGCACATTCCGCACTATTTAATAGAAGGGTTGTTGGTGGTGAGATTATGATTGTAAACAAGTATCTTATAAACGACTTTGAAAAAATCGGTATTTGGTCAGAAGATTTAAAAAATGAAATTATAATGAATGAAGGTTCTATTCAAAATATTAATTTCAATAATTATTTGGATACCGAGGATAAAAATTACAATAAGAAAGTTAAACGAATTGAACACTTAATACCTAAGTACAAAACAATTTGGGAAATTTCACAAAAACAACTTATTGATATGGCGGCGGAACGAGCACCATTTATCGACCAATCACAGTCTATGAATATTTACATGTCAAACCCAACGTTGTCTAAAATTACTTCATCACATTTCCATGGTTGGGAAAGCGGTCTTAAAACGTTGTGTTACTATGTTAGAACAAAGGCAATATCAACAGGAGCAAAACATTTGGCATTAGATATGACAAAAAAACAAACTCCACCTCCACCACCTGACAGAATATTAAAAGAAGGTGTTTTACCAACAAGACCCGAGGACTCTGAGTTTGAGTGTTTTGGATGTTCATCTTAAATCTAATAATCCCAACATATCGTTGGGATTTTTTATTTAATAACTATTTATTGAAAATATCACGACACTATATTTATGTAATATGGCAAACGGAATTACATATGGTTTACATTTTCCTTTTTTAAAAAGTCCTGTCGGTAGTTATGTAAGGGCAACAGAAAATACTGACGACGAAATAAAAAGTAACTTACTACATTTATTGTTGACAAGAAGAGGAACAAGATATTATTTACCGGATTTTGGAACAAGACTATATGAATTTATTTTTGAACCATTGGACGCTCAAACGTTTAATGCGATGAAAGATGAAATTTACGAACAAGTAAGAATTTACATACCAAATCTTACCATTACTAATATATCAATAATACCATACACTGAAGTAACTGACGCTCAAGAACCTAGACCAAGACTTGCTTATAATCCTAAAGATTTTGTTAGTACAGGAGAGTTTTTTGAGCTATTTGAGAAGGGTGAAACACTTACAGATAAGGAAAGTCCCGAATATGATATAATTAGAATACCAGGACCAAATACTGCAGATTATACTGCAAAAATAAAAATAGAATACATAGATGAGTCATCTGCATTTGGAAGTAGAAACTTTGTAATAATTAATATATAATATGGCTAATAATAAAATAAATTACACTTCTAGAGATTTTGAATCGATTAGACAGGGATTAATTGATTATACAAAACAATATTACCCCGATTTAGTACAAAACTTTAATGATGCCTCGATATTTTCAGTTTTAATGGATTTGAACGCGGCTGTTGCGGACAACTTACATTTTCATATGGATAGAAGTATTCAAGAAACAGTATTACAATATGCACAACAACGGTCTTCAATTTTTAATATTGCAAGAACTTATGGATTAAAAATACCTGGATTTAGACCATCTGTTGCTGTAGTTGATTTTTCTATTACTGTCCCACCACTTGGAGATAGTGAAGACTATAGGTATTTAGGTATTTTAAGAGCTGGTTCGCAGTTTAACGGAGGAGGGACTACATTTGAAACTGTATATGATATTGATTTCTCAACACAATATAATCAGGAAGGTTTTGTTAATAGAACTAAAATACCAACATTTGACGCTAATAATAAAATTATAAACTACATTATTACAAAAAGAGAAGTAGTTGTTAATGGAACAACTAAAGTATTTAAAAGGGTAATAAATCCCACTGATGTTGTACCGTTTTTTAACTTTTTTCTACCTGAAAGAAACGTATTAGGTGTAACCGGAGTCATTCAAAAAGATGGTACAAGTTATCCTAACGTACCGGGTTACCAAGACTTTGTCACTTCAACAAATAAGTGGTATGAGGTTGACGCATTGGCAGAAGACACCGTATTCATAGAAGACACAACCAAACCTACAGACAACGCAGGGGTTAAAGTTGGTACGTATATTAAAACTGACAATAGATTTGTAACTGAATACACACCCGAAGGTTTTATGAAGCTGCAATTTGGGGGAGGAACCACGACACCTAACCAACAACTTGAAAAATTTGCAAGAGATGGTATTAGACTTGATTTGGCAAATTATCAAAACAATATTGGTTTAGGATTAACTGTACAACCAAACACAACAATTTTTGTACAATATAGAATAGGTGGTGGACTTGCTTCAAACGTAGGTGTTGGTGTAATAAATCAAGTGGGTACTATAGATTTTGCGGTAAACGGACCATCCGCAACAATTAACGCGAATGTGGTTAATTCATTAAAAAGTAATAATGTTACTGCGGCAATTGGTGGTTCAAATCCACCGTCAACTGAAGAAGTTAGAAACATGGTAAGTTTTAATTTTGCCGCACAAAAAAGAGCCGTAACTATTAATGATTATAAATCAATTATTGATACGATGCCAGGTAGGTTTGGAGCACCGGCAAAAGTTGCAATCACAGAAAACAATAACAAAATAACAATCCAAATACTATCTTACGACGATAGTGGTAAATTAACACAAGTCGTTTCTAATAATCTAAAAAGTAATTTGGCAACTTACTTGTCAAAATACAGAATGATTAATGACTATATTTCTATTGATGTTGCAAAAGTAATTGATTTGGAGTTTGATATATTTGTTGTTTTAGAGTCTGATAGAAGCCAAGGTCAAGTTATTACTCAAATTATAAATGAAGTTTCAAACTATATGTCTCCTGAGAATAGAGAGTTAGGTCAAAATGTTAATATTTCAGACGTAAGAAGATTAATTCAAAATACAGCTGGAGTTACAACTTTATCTGATTTAAAAGTATACAATAAGGTAGGAGGTTTATATTCGACATCTGAAACTTCACAAAGATACGTTGATACGACAACAAAAGAAATACAATTAATTGATGACACAATATTTGCGGAGCCAACGCAAATTTATCAAATCAGATTCAATAATAAAGACATAAAAGTTCGAGTTAAGAACTTAAAAACAGTAGACTTCATCTAACTTTATTTATTTTTAGTTGAACTATGTTAATATAGAAAATAAGTAACATAACTATTTATTTTCAAAAGGTAGATGAGCAAAAGCTATAGAATAAGAACCTCCATAGGAACAGACCGAAACGTCAGAGTCGACATAAACCAAGACTTTGATTTTTTAGAAATTTTGTCTTTAAAACTAAGACAAGAAGATGTATATACACGTTTTTGTGCCGACTATGGTGTAGTTGCCGGCCGAGTTATTGTCAACGGAGGGTACGGAGTTCCGAACGCTAATGTTTCAATATTTGTACCTTTAGATGAAATAGATGAAAATGACCCTGTAATTTCAACCCTATATCCTTATAAAAACGTAGATGAAAAAAACGAAGACGGTTATAGATACAATCTTCTTCCTTATAGAAAAGAATACGATGGACATGTACCCACAGGAACTTTTCCTGATAGGGAAGACGTACTTAAAAGAACTGAAGTATTGGAAGTTTATGAAAAATACTTCAAGTTTACAGTAAAAACAAATGAAAGTGGTGACTTTATGATTGTAGGAGCACCTCTCGGTATTCAAACATTAGTTTTAGACGTTGATTTATCTAACATTGGGTGCTTCTCACTTAGACCAGCAGATTTCATAAGAGCGGGACTTGCAGGACCCGAACAATTTAATGGGGACCAATTTAAATCATCAACAGATTTAGGGTCTTTACCACAGTTAGTAAATATTAAAAATAATATAGATGTTACTTCATTTTGGGGTGAAACTGATTTATGTAACATCGGTATAACAAGAGCGGATTTTGATTTAAGAGATTTTGGTATAGATATTAAACCTCATGCAATATTTATGGGGTCAATATTTTCAACAGCTGAAGAAGATTTTCTTAAAACAAATTGTAAACCAAAAAAAGATTCAGGAAATCTTTGTGACTTAGTAACTGCGGGAGGAACAATATTAGCACTTAGACAAACAATTAATTATGATGTTAATGGTAGACCAATATTAGAACAATTTTCACTTCCTGAAGGTGGTAAAGTAATTGATGATAATGGTACATGGTTGGTGGAAGTACCAATGAATTTAGATTTTGTTACCACTAATGAATTTGGAGAACAAATTTTGTCAAATGACCCTGCGGTTGGTATTCCAACAAAGGGTAAATATAGATTTAGAATACAGTACCAAAATGAAAATGGTTTAAATAATGATATTTTAAGGGCTGACTATTTAGTTCCCAACATAAAAGAATGGGGGTGGACAGGTATAAATCCACCGACAGGGTCAGCAGCACAACTTAAATCATATGCGTTCAGTTTGGATTGGGATGATTATGGTGATTCTACAACATCAATAGGTCAACAGATGATACAAGAGGCGATTAATTGTGAAGACCGTTTTTATGAAATGAATTATAATAAAGTTTATACAATTGCAAACTTTATAGACAGATGGAAGTGGGGGTTTAATAGAAGTAGACATTTAGGCATAAAAGAAATAACAGATAGAAGATGCACCACAACCACAAACAGATTTCCGGTTAACGATGGTGTTAGAAATTTCGATTTTATATTTTTCTTATTTAATTTACTTGTTACAATTTTTAGTCCAATATTTGTTGCACTTATACCTGTTCTTCACTTATTATCACTTGTTTGGCCAATATTAAAATGGGTTATAGCTATAGTTTTCCCTGGTTTGTTATTATACTTTGCGATTCAATATGGTATTGCGGCGGCAGTGGCATTCCCGGCTGTTGGTCTAATAGCATTATACCTCGCTGTTGCAATAATTTTTGCGGCAGCAGCTGCGATATTTGCAATTAAAGTATCACCGATGTTAACCAAGTTTAACTTTAAAGGTTTGACTTTACCTATGATGTCATATCCAGACTGTGAAGCTTGTCCTTGTGATATACCTGACATTGAGACAGAAGAAATACAAGGTGGTATATTTGGTGGTGGTGGAACCCAAAGTACTAAAATTGGTAAATATACCGTAAATTCAAGAAGTAGTGGTTCACAATTGGCCGACATCAATTCCAATGATTTTTATGGAAATGCGGTAAATGTGAATAATTGTAATTATGACAATAGTGGTGACCAAATAGAACAAGGTGGATATACCAATCCTGCACCTGTTGGACCAACATATTTTTGTTTTTTAAATCCTGAAGATTATAGCGGTAATGAACAAAAAAGAAATCAAAAATACCAAGCGGATAGTTACGGTATAAGATACGGAATAGCTGGATATCCAACCGCCCCTGAAATAGGGATGCCGATAGTAAATGTTTATTCTAGTGATAGATTCAAAGTTCAAAGAGATGTCCCTTATTCACAATCTTTGAATTTAGCTAACTTAAAAGAAAGATACTTTGATTCAACAGCCCCTAATATAATTCAAACAACAATTAATGGAAGTGCTCCTATTTTTGATAACATGTTAATTTTGTTGGTTGACCAAGGAGTGTCGTCACAATTATCATCTGGGTCAATAGTAACATTTAATGACCCAACTAATATTACAGACATAAATATTTCAGGGTTGACAAACCAAAATCAGTTCGGGTCCAACTCAATTACAGGTACAAGTACAACTGCGCTAACACAAACAAATATAACTTTTGCAAATCCAACTAATGGAAACATCCAAACAGTTTCGGTAGCATTATCAGGTACATCTGCAGAAAAACAGTACGAATTTAAAACGGGTATGGAGTACTTTCAAGTTATTACAGGTATGACTACTTATCAGGCGGATTTATTGGCGTTAGGTACTAAAATATCACAAGTCCCAAATCCCGCAAACCACGGAGATACTTCAAGCTTGTTAAGAAAATATTTTTTAAATAAACGTCAATTAATTTATTACGAAGACGCTAATGGGTCTAACGGTACTAATAGAACAGAACTAATAAACCCATTAACACTAATTGGTGAAACTTGGAAAAATTTAGAAATTATATTTTTAGTTAGAGGTGTTGATATGTATAGTGACCCACAAAATATTACATATGATTTATCTAAACTTTTTGGTCACCCATCATTTAACGGTTCAGTAAAAGTAAACGGTAATTTTAACTTGAATGTACCGGTTCAACCTAACTCAAATGACACAACTTTTGTTACTAATGCGAAGTCACCGGAGTCTCATATGGTTTTATATAGTACGTCTAAACTTTATCACCAACCTTATAATTTTCAAGTTGATAACTCACTATTTAGTGCGGTAACGTCAACAGCAATAAGGTTTTATTCATCCATGGATAAATCGAGAGGTATTGGTTACACTTCAGCGGGCGGTTTAGATATTGGGGATTATACTAATGGGGGTGTTGTAAATGATAATGGAGACAGTACCCAAACATTAAGATTTTATGACACAACATATCAAGGTAATGTTGAAGGCGGTTCTCTTATGGCTCAAAGTTTACAACCAAATAATAATGTAAATTCACTAAGTAGTTACAATGGTAGAAATTACTCACCGGCTTATCACGTAACAGACTCATCATTATCGGTATCTATCTCAGGACCAAACCCTAAATTAGTAATGAGGTCAGATAGATTACCAACTTCTGATAAAACACAGGTATTTGGAGGTATATCACACTTATTACATCAAAACGATAATTTTGGTATTTACGTACTGAATACATCGGGACCTCTTTCTACTTTTGCGATGCAACCTACCGATACCACAAATAATGCCCAAGATTTAAGTCCTGATGGCCCCCCAACACAAGCGAGTAGTGTATTGTCAACATTTGATTGTGCGGGTATGGTACCTTTAAAATGTTATGAAGTAGACCCTGTAACAAATAGTTTTACTGTTGAAACACCTTGTCCTGATAATGAAAATCCTGTTAGAGTAAAATCAGGTTGTTATCAGTTTATACAAAAACCTTATTTAGTTTCTATTGGAAAAGATTTACAAAATTTTTCAGAATGGAAATCAAGATTTAGAATGATGTTTGGGGCGTGTAGAGGAATTTTTTCTCATGTATTTCAAAACAATTGGGTTAATGGTTCGTTGTACATGTTCTCATTCAAAAAACAAACTACCTTTTCTATAATAGGACAACCAAAAAAATATAAGTTTTGTGGTACATACGACTCAACCACAAGACCAGGGCAAGGACCTATATTTTACACATCAGGGTCAACAAATTCATTTTTTTACAGAGCAACTCCTTACAACGGAACCGATTTTGTTGGTCAAATACCACAACAAGGAACTTTTACAAATCCAACAATACAACCTGTTAATTTTGATGCGGTTAATGATAGAAATATTATGTTCCCAACTACAATAATGGACTTAGGACCTCGTGACGAGTTTACCCAACAAATTTGTGCAAACCCACAGTTTCAAGGATATATTATTGATTTAATTAAATCCACATCTTATCAAGACACATCGGACTTACTTCAGTTATTTATTATATCAAGATTAATAAATACAAATTTTTTAAGTCAGTTAGTAGGATTAGGAGACGCATCGATAAATAAAATGTTTTCAAGAACTGGTGACAGGTTAGACGGAGATATAACACAACTTTTCAGTATAAATTCTGAATTTGGAGTTGCAGGGTTTAGTGAAGATGAATACGATGGAACTGGTGATGTATACATATCAACATCAGGTCCCGCAACTTTAGGTGTATTTTTTACATCATCAACAGAAAATAGAATAGTTGTTAGTCCTGGTATTACAACATTTACACCACAACTAACTAATTTTTATGGGTTTCCAAAAACCCAAGAAGTACCATTTTATCAATGGCAACTAAACCAACAACAAGTCCCTACAATTTTTGGTTCAGATACTAATAATTGGAATACCAATCTAATTGGAACTGGTTTTTATAAACAAAAATACCAAGCACTAAGTTTCAGTCAGGCACCATTCTCACAATATTTTAATAATTTAAATACAGGTAAAAGAGGTTACATTTATAATTCAACACCCGCAGGTGCGACTGATGAAGCGTTCCCACAAGGACAGTCCATATCATTCTTAGTTGGTGCCCCTTACCATTTTTATTTTGGATTAAATGTCGGCAAAACTTCAATAAACACTTATATCAAAAAATATATTTTGAACCAAGATGTCTAATAGTGATGAAATATTAATTGTTTTAGGTTCTAAAAGGTTTGCTTCTAACACGGACAAAGACGTTTGGATTCAAGCTCCTTTAATCGGGGACAGAAGAACTATGGTTGAGGGTGATAGAACAAGAACTATCAACTTAGAAGAACAATTCAACCAAGAAAGACAAAATAGTGATGTTTTTAGAATTTCAGGTAAAATTACAAATATATTTCAAAATTCTGTAAGTGGTAAAACGACTTATACTCCGTACAGAAATTCACTATACTATACAAATGCAATTGCAAACGCGACTTCAAATATACCACCAAACCCTAATGTTGCTTGGGAAGGTTACCCACAGTTTGATGAATTTATAGTTTTGAGAACTTCAGGTATAACAGGTCATGTACCATTTGTACCAAAAAGTTCAACAACATATAACTGGTCTTGTTATGTGTCTTACCCTTTCAGTAGTGATACACAACAATTGATGTCATCTACAAATGAAACATACAATGTAACTAACAATTTCATAGCGGGTGACGGTATACCATTTGTTATTGACACAAATTCTTTTAATGGGAAAAACTTGGTATATTTTTATTGTGGAACAATTCACAATCTGAGTGTTGGTGATTACGTAGAATTAAATATCCCATCAAATCCAACAGGACTTGGGGGTAAAACAATTTTTCAAGTTTATCTCTTGGGTGATGGAAATTATGGAACAGAAGATAATGTTTTTGCAATTTATGATTTGAAGTTTCCATCGGCGCAAACCACAACAGGTACTATGGGTACTTTCAAAAGAATTGTTAATATAAGTAATGTTTCAGAATCAAAGTCATTGTACTACGTTAGACTACACAAAATCATAACTAATATATCTGATTGTAACATATCACAAGCTGGTTTTGAAAACAATCCATTTAGTACCAAAACAAAATTAGAATACTCTGCACTTACACCAAATAAAGTACAAAGAGTGTCGATGAAAGAAGGTTCTAAAACTTTTTCATACACAATCAATAAAGATATATCAATATCAGGGTTCAAAGATAATAACGGAAAACCAATAACTGAATTGTTTTTTACAATGATACAAAGAGGTTATATGGGTTGGTTTAATCCGCCAGCAATAAACCAATTTAACCAACAAACCGCAATCGATATCGGATGGGGGTTCAACTTTTTAGAAAATTCTATTGATACATGGTGGGACCATTCTTCGACCAACAATAAAGATTCCATCCCTTTGGGTAACTATGAATTTCCATCGGGTAGTGGACAATTTTTTTACTTTAATGACTTTTTGAAAGATGGTGATATAATCAAGGGTGACTTTTGTGAATACAACAATATCGAACAACAGGAATATGTTATTTCTAAAATGTATCACAAATATTCATTTAACAATTCATACTTTTATGATACGGCGACCCCAAATTACCCAAGTGGATATGTATATGAACCACACCACTCTATAAAAATTAGAGTGTTTAGTGATTATTTAGAGTTTGGTAATCCCGAAGACGTGGATAATATCCCAAACTACGCTTGGTTTTCAACATATGAGAATACATTTTTTTGGAAAGACCTATACACTTATGGATATATTGATGGTGACGGATTAGGGTTGGACTACCCATTTATAAATGGAGCTCACTACCCATTTCAGGATATACTATTACTTCAAAAACCAATTCAAAGAACAACAAAAGTTAATACTACTTTGATAAACAATTTAACAAACGATAACTGTGAGTAACCATTATAGATTTACTTTGAATGTTAATGACCAAGAAATCAATATTCCTATCGAAATCAAATTCGACATGGAAGGTAGAGACCAAGGGGTTGAAAGTTTTGAAAATGAAATTATACAAGATATAATTAATGGAGTTGATGATTTTGAAATCACAAGATTTGCTCACGCACCTTGGGACAATAATCCCGATAAAACAGAAATTTATTATCAGTTTAATTTTTTTAATCCACAATCACCAACAGATTTTATTACAAATCCACCAAGCTCAACCGATTGGTTGGACGACTATGAATATGCGACATTTACAAATTCTGAAATATATTATTTTTCTAATTCTTTTAAAGGTTCATTTTTCAAATTGGATTTCTATGATACAAAAATTAACGAAAATCAAAAAATTCTTTTTAGTGTAATATTACCAACTCAACAAGGATTAAAAGAACCTGGAACAATTGGACCGGCACTTAACCCAACAACAGTACAAGTTAAAAAACCTAAATACGTTTTAGACTATGTGGGTGCAGATAAAGAAGGTTTCTTTTATTATTGGTTAAAGAATACTAGTTATATAAATCAGACTACTTTTTACATGACCTGTAAGTTTTTTAACGCAAAAAAAGGTCAGTTTGTAAGAATGATGAATGAACCTCAATCAAGTTTTGTTGGTGGAGGTGCGTACAATTTTGATAAAGAGTTGTTTTTTTATTACAAAGTAGATTTTGATTATAACAATTACGAATATAAAGTTTATAAAGAAAGTCCTGCACTTACAAGAAAGGGGGAAGGACCTTTGGCTACTGAAGCCATAATGTGGTATGAATATGTTAATCCATAATGGAAGCTGAAAAATATAGTATAGTTGTTTCTCCTGAAAATCTGTCATCAGATTTGTTAACTACCGTATATACGGCAAGTACAATTTACGCTTTAGGTGAAAACGAATGTATTACACCAAGCACACCATATACTGCGAACACACAAACAGTAATAACATACTCTGGTCTATCTTACATTTTAAGTGGTGGTACAAATGGCTCGTCTCTTTTAACAGGTCTTACAATACCAATATTATTTAATCAAACTTATAATGATATTGGGTTTTATTCTGAGTTTGATGGATTGATGTATCAAAAAGATATTGTTACAAACTTTTTGTTTTCTGGAACAAACATTAACAATACTAACTTAATTACACTATATAATACTTCAGGTGACTTTACAGTAAGTTATTTAGATTTTACAACATACAGTGTAGATTGGGGAGATGGTTCACCAATTGATAGTTTAACTTCTACAACTATAAATCATAATTACATTAACACAGGAAACTTTACGATAACTCTTTCGGGGTCAAATCCTTGGGGAGTTACAGTAATTCAAAAACCTGTTACAATACCTTACCAATTGGCAAATGTACCAAATCCAAGTGGGAATATTGTTTTTACACCACAACAAGGTAGTTGGGCCAATACTCCATTATCCTATAATTACATTTATGATTTAGATTCAGACATAAGTGTACAATACCAACAGTCAAGCAATTGGACTACGGTACCTTTTGTTGTCTCAGGGTATACTACATCAAGATTGTTAGACCTTAAAAGATATGGACCAAACCCTTATACTGTTGGATATGTTTTTTCGAAAAACAATCAGGTTTTTGGTCAAATAAATACAATGACTCCTGACTTTACAGGATACACAATAAATAATATTGACTATTACGATTTATCTAATGGAAAAACTTTCTATGTTGTTAATAGTAGTGGTATTACCGCAAACGACATAGTTGCATCAGCAATTACAAAAAATGAATACCTTTTGGATTTTGTAATGGCCCCTGAAGTACAGTCAGATGTTTTTATAGAAAGGGGGAAATACACAGCGTTTGAACAACTCCAAAGACTTGGGGAGGTAGATAACATTGGAGATATGGAGAGGTACGGTTATGGTTTCTTCAAAATTAATAGAGCATAAAAAACTAAATAAACTATTTATAAAATAAAAAAATGGCACTTGGCACATATGGAATTGTAAGACCCGCTGATGTATCTCCTGATGATGTTGATATTATTTTACATTACACCGCATCAAGAGACGTGACAGATAATTTTTTATTAAAAAAATTAAACTCACAAAGTATTCTTACACCTTACTTCCACAATTCAGATACTGGTGGTAATGCAAACGTTGAACTATTAGGGGGGTTATATAACCTCAAGTTACCGGCAACTGAATTTAATAAAAAAGGAATATATACCGTTTATATAAGACCTGCAGAAATAAGAACCACGATATCAGATTGTGGAGTTTTATCTGCTCTACCAAATGTTAAAGGTATTATAATAGATATTAATCAAGTACCTGCACAATTTAGAAGTAGATTTACAAATCAAGGATTGGTTGGGTATAGAGTTGAATACTTAAATCAAGACGGAACTAAAATACCTAATTTTTATAGAATAATTACCTCTTCATTTTTCTGTGAACCCGTAGTTACAGAACAGGTTAATTCATCTCAAAAAAATATAAGATATAGATATGTTGACGGTGGTGCTGACTTAATATTTTGTACATTATCACCCTCGTCTTCACCAACAAACAAACCATCATCAACACCTTTTATCGGTCAACCAAATCAAAGTATAATTATAACAAATACTTTTTTTAACCCAATCACAATAGACATTCAAATGGCTGACTACGACTTGGATACTATTGCAATTGCTCTTTATGGAAATCAAACTAAAAGTATTGAGGATGGTATCTATACTTTATATGATAGTGCAGGTAACATTTATAAACAATACAATCTATTTGAGGTTAGAGACAACTTTAATGAACTTCTTTATGAAGTACGACAAGATAGAGGTAATAATATAGACTTTAGTAAAAACTTTACAAACATTATAACTTAATGGCTAATAAGATTTTTTTTCCTCCTGGTGGTGTTAAAACCTTTTCAGATAACTTAGTCGGCTTTCAGATAGTTGACGGCGGAGGACTTACGCAAGGTAATTTTCAATTTACAACAGCAATATACGAAAAGGCTAATAGAACTTTCGATACTGGAATTTTCTCGGACGCATACACCTTAGAAAATTTAAAAATCGATGATATACAACAGGCAAAAAAAATTGTAGAGAAAAATTTCAAAGTATATCCAAATTTTGACTTGTCTGAAATCACAAGTTTTTCGCTGTATGGTTCATTAGCAAAAAGAATGTCAGCTTCCGCAATTAGAATACTCAACAACTTTCCTGCGGGTATAGAAATATATAACACACCTGTTTCGAATTTATATTCAGGACCAACTGCGTTCAATATTTCATATGATGCAAAAAATGACGAGACAAGTATGACGTTAGACTGTGTCTTATTTAGAAACCCATTTCAAATTGACTATACCGTAAACGCTAAAAGAAATATTGAAGTACAACCATTCCCAATAAGTCGATATCGAGCACTTATCGAATATTATGAAAAATATTCTTTGTATTTTGAAGACCTACAAGTTGAATATCCTTTAACAGACTTTGTCGCAGCATCTTCATTAAGTGCAAAAACAATTGATATTGTTGTACAGGGTAATCCATTTAGTGGGCAAACTTTTTATGGCGGACCTTTAATATTAAAACCATCGAACGAATTAACACAACAAATATTTGACGAAGAGTTAGATGAGGTAGAAAAGTTTTTATTGAATAGAAATACTACCCCAAAATACATGTCAACTTTTGTATATCCTGATTATGGTTCTAATGGTAAAAAAACAATTTATACTGAAAAACTGGTTTGGCCACTTTCAGGTTTTTGGAATTTAGAAATAAATGGACAAATATTTGACAAATATCTAAATGATTTACAGAGAATATCCGCAATTTTAGATGAGTATAAAACTAACCTAATAAGTAGATTTTTAGTGACTGGCTCGATTAAAGAGTTTGACACCCCCGACCAAAAAATTGAAAAAGTATTACAAATTTACGGTAGAGAATTTGATGAAGTTAAAAAGTTTATAGACGCATTGGCTCACATGAACTCTGTAAATTATCAAGTTGGAAATGATATACCTTCACAACTATTATCTAATTTAGCTCAAACATTAGGTATTAACCCCAACATCTCACCTATTACTACAGAAAATTTTATCGATTCAGTTTTCAATCCAAATCCCCAACAAATATACGATGGTCAATCAGAAACACCAACACCAACAGAACTTAACTATCAATACTACAGAAACGTAATTTTAAATTCGGCTTATATGTTTAAAACAAAGGGGACTAGAAAATCTTTAGAATATATAATGAGATTTATTGGGGCTCCTGATGCACTTTTAGAATTTAATGAAGTAATATATTTGGCAGACACAAAAATCAACACCACAAAGTTTGATGAACAGTTTGCTTCTATTTCTGGTGGAACAACTTTCATTCAAGAACCCACTTTAGACGCCGCTAACACTTTTAGTATACAAGGAATAACATACACAGGATACACAACATCAGGATTAATTAAATTAACCCCTAAAACATTAGGTGATTATGGTATCGACTCAGATGGATACCCTAAAAATCCCACACCAACAGAAACTGACTTTTTTCAAAAAGGTGCGGGTTGGTTTGAAAAATCTCCACAACATAGGTCTTCAGAAGTTGCAGACACTGCAAACTCATCATTTGACCCTAGTAACCCTTTTTTAGTTTCTACTTTAAAACCATTCTCTTTTGGACAAGAGTATATGAATAATTTTAGAAAATTCCCTGACATGAAAGTTGGTTATACTTTAACAAGAATTGCCGATAATCAAAAATCATGGGCGGTTGACCAAACAGGAACTAGAAAAGACAACTCTAATTTTAATGGTGTTAATTATAAAGTTAATGATGATAAATTGGTTATTAATTCTAAAAATATTGAATTGTATGTAAATGTTGGTCAAGGAATAACTTATGACATTTGGGATATGTCAGTAAAATATAATTACCCTATTCCAAATAGTGGATTAACATCACCATATCCATATCCTGGAAATGTTGATTGGACCTTCATAAATCCAAAACCAAAAGAAAAAACTTTTTTTGAGTTTGCTCAAGATTTTTATAATAATTTTATAAACGTTAGAAATAGACAAACGATATTCGATGGTAAGACTGGAGGATACCCAACCTTACAATCTGTATTTTGGAATTACCTTCAATCTGAAGAAACGGTTGGATTACCGTCCAACAAGTTTACTTACCAAAAAATGATTGATTTTACTTTAGGTTTGGGTGACCATTGGCAACGATTGTTAGAACAAGTTGTACCTGGCACTACATTATGGTTGACAGGACAAAAAATGGAAAACACAATTTTTCATAGACAAAAATTTGTTTGGAGAAGACAAAGAGGGTGTAGTTTTATACCTGTTGAATGTATACCATGTCGATATAATGGACAACCATTCAGTTATGACTGTATTGACCAAACATTGACTTGTCAATTATCGGGTAATGGTCCTGATATCCTACAACAAACTTTAGCAACATTATTAAAAAATAGTGGGTATACTCAAAATCAGTGTGATTTAAATAGTTTGGTGACTAATTGGTTTATTGATTGTAGATTAGATAATCAAATTTTAGTACAGTCCAACTTCTACACAGGTTACGGTTTGAACGATTACCCATCACAAACACAAATAATCAATTCAATAAATAGTGAGTTACAAGTATTGTATCAATACGGTTTAAACTACTATTTGGCGGGTAATGAACTTATAGTTAGTAATTCCACTTGTTACGATAACTTTACAAATAGTTCTTTTAGATTAAATATAGGTATAAACATTAGTATAAATTGTAATTAATGGCGTGTGTTTCAGGTTTAACTAACGGATATTTTTACTACGTAGATTGTTGCGGAGTTACAAGAACAGGTGCATCACTTGCTCAAAGTGTTTGTATTGATAGTGCACTATCAGGGACTTCATTTGGTATTGTTATTGCGACAGGTCAAACCTGTACACAGAACTGTATACAAGGAGGTTTAGATTATACATTTCAAGTAACGGGAGTATGTAGTGCAACAACAGGTAGTGTCACATTTAATCCATTTGGTGGTGCTGCTCCTTACACAATAGATAATATCATACCCGGAACCATCACCGCTCAGACAAGTTACAATCCAATAACATTTACAGGATTAACCGAAGGTGTATATGTATTTAGATTAAATGATACCCTTGGATTACAAAATAATGAACTCTATATAAATGTCGCAGTCACTGAATGTTTTGAGGCACGTATATTTGCTTCAGGTACTACTTGTGGGTTAGATAATGGTTCACTACAAGTAAGCGCATCAACAACAGGGTCACCTTATACTATTATATTATACCAAAATGGTTCTGTATATGATGTTGAAACTACAAGTGTATTACCATATACATTTACAGGATTACAAGATGGTATTTACTACGCCACGGTTGTTGATTACGGTGCGACAACAGCAAACACAGAAAACGGAGTTATAAGTGCAAGTACTGCTGTAAATTTTGGTTTTTGGAAAGTAGATACTTCTAATTGTGTAACTAATTGGGGTAAATTAGCGGTCACCGGAATTACAGGTACTGGACCATACACATATTTGTGGAGCAATGGGCAAACAAGTCAAGTTATTACGGGTTTAACTCAAGGGGTATATACATGTACAGTAACAGATAGTCTTGGATGTCAAACTACTTTATCTGAAACTGTTGGGGTTGCAACACCCATGAGTTTGGCATTACTAACCGCAAATAACCCAACTTGTTTTTCTTCAGATGGTTCATTAACATTCACAATAAGTGGAGGTAGTGGTCCTTATTATTATTCTGCCAATACATCACAAGTTGGATACACATTATCCGACACTTTTACAATAACAGGACTTACAAGTGGTAATTATCAAGTATTAGTTACAGATGCAAGTTTATGTAATATATTGTTGAACGGAAATCTAAGTTCACCAAATGGTTTTAGTGTAGCTTCTGTAAATATTACGGGGTCTAATTGTAATGTGAGTAATGGTCAAATAGATGTCACAATACAAGGGGTTAGTGGTTTTTATACTTACACTCTTTCAGGACAAAATACGAACACACTATCAACCACCACAACACAAAACTTAACTGAAAGTTTTACAAATCTACCTAACGATACTTATTATTTAACAATTTCAGCGAGCGGAACCAACTGTGTTTATACAAACACCTACACCGTTTCATCTATCCCTAAATTTTCAATAAGTTTACAAACAACAGGTGCAACTTGTAGTCAAACAAATGGTATTGCTATCGTTAATGTTTCAACGGGGTATACATCACCTTTAGATTATGTTTTAAGTAATGGTAATACAATTATTGACACACCATTAAGTTCTATAACTTATAATAATTTAACTTCAGGTTCTTATACAATTACAGTTACAGACACGGATGGATGTGCGGTTTCTTCAGGTTTTACAATTAACACGGGTGGTGGTATTACGGCTTCGGTAGCAACCACTAATTGTACGGGATTAAATGATGGTACAGCAACTGTAGTGATAAACGCAGGGACACCACCATTTTCATACCTATGGTCAAATAGTCAAACAGGTTCCTCTATTTCTAATTTGGCTGCGGGGCAATATAGTGTTGATATTACAGATAGTACGGGTTGTACTTTAACACAATATTTTAATATAACTTGTTTAGGTACAAACGTTACAAACTATGAAATATTTAATGTTTGTTCAAATACGTTTACAACATCAACAGGTAACCAAAGAGGTTTGGCCGAAATGTTAAATGAAGGTTATTTGGATTTAATTTCAGGTTATACAAATTGTGTTTTTAATAGTGCTGAATTGGTGTGTGAAATAATCGTAAGTGGGGTTACATATTCACAACCATTTTACACTGCCACAACACTTAATGATGTACCTCAAGATTCATTATGGCAATCAACAATCGAACAAATATTAGACACTATACCAGAAATCTCAAGTTACAATATTGATTTGTTAAATAACACATTAACTGTTATTTCAACGTGTAGTGGAGATGACGACCCATTAGCCGATGAAGATTTTACTTTAGGTTTAGAAATAACATATGACATTGTTTGTGGTGTATAGATGGCGTATGACGTAACAATATCAGGAATTACAGGAGGAACTCCACCATACACTTTATATGTTTGTGATGAATATGGTAATAATTGTCAATTACTCGGCTCAACAGGAGGAACTTTTGTACTTTCATCACTATTTCAAACGGCGGATACTTTGATGTTCAAAATTGTCGATTCTACTTTATGTGAATATTTTGAAATAGTAAGTTGCCCTCCTGAGTATTTATTACAAGAGAACGGATTTTATATATTACAAGAAGACGGTTTTAGAATATATTTATAAGTATGGATTTAAGAATTTCACAACTACCTTTTGTCACTTCCGGGGCACCAAATTCAATACTAGCTATTGTAAATTATAGTGGCTCCGTTACTGGAGTTACAAGCGCAATTTATTTTTCATCTGTTACTAGAAATCTTTCAGGAGCAACTGGAACATCGGGAACTAATGGTACTTCCGGCACAAACGGAACATCAGGAACGAATGGTACTTCGGGTACTAATGGAACGTCTGGCACCAATGGTACTTCCGGCACAAACGGAACATCAGGAACTAATGGTACTAGTGGTAGTTCGGGTATCTCTCGACCATTTGTGAATGGTGCTTGGGGTTCATTTATTTCTACCGTTAGTCAGTACGTGGTAAGTACTACCACAGCATATTCGATGAGTGCGGCAACACAAACGTCAGGTAGTGGTGTTACCGTTTCTGCGGATACACGATTTGTTGTTGCAAGTGCCGGTACATATAATTTACAATTTTCTAGCCAATTGGAGTCAACGGGTGGAGGAAGTAATCAAACTATGGATATATGGTTAGCAATAAATGGAGATAATGTTGCAAATTCAAATACACAAATTGCTCTTAATTCTAATAATGGTAGAAGTGTTGCCGCATGGAACTTTGTTGAGCCGTTAAACGCTGGTGACTACATGGAGTTAAAATTTAGAGTTAGTGATGTTAGATTAGGGTTTGCTTATCAGGGTACACAATCTAGTCCGACCAGACCTGCAATTCCATCAGTAATAGTAACGTTAACACAAGTGTAATGATAATTCAAATAACCGGAGTTACAAGTGGTACAAGTCCATATGATATATTTTTATGCACATGGGATTTGAATAATTGTTTTTTTGTATCGGGAAGCGTTTCAGTACCACCAACTGTTCAAATAAATTCTGATAATTTTTTTCCAAATGAGGACTTACTTCAATTAAAAATTATAGATGGAAACGGATGTATATTTACTGAACCATTACCTTGTACCGCAACCCCAACCCCCACACCTACCCCTACCCCAACACCTACTCCATCACCAACACCAACAAACACACCAATACCAACACCTGAACCAACACCAACACCTGTTCCTTGTTTACAATATAGTGTTTATAATCTTTATGATAATATGTTAGAATTAAACTTTGAACCTTGTTGTGGTGAGGTCAATATATCCCCTTATGGGTTGGTAGGACAAACTACTGTTACTTTTTGTTCTACTACATACCCAACAACAAGTTCACCCTCAACGATTACTCTTTTAGGAAATTGCCCTAATTGTTAGTTTATTATTGTTTTTTTCATATTTAAAATTATAATTTTTTTATTATGAAAATTTTTATTCAAATCGCATCCTATCGGGACCCCGAACTTGAACCAACAATAAAAAATTGTTTAGAAAATGCCAAATACCCTGAAAATTTAGTTTTTGGTATTTGTAGACAATACCACCCTGAAGATAAGTTTGACGAACTTCAAGAATTTCGTGAAGATAATAGATTTAAATTTGTAGATGTTTTGTACAACGAAACAAAAGGCGCCTGTTGGGCAAGAAACCAAATACAACAACTATACAACGAAGAAGAGTATACCTTACAGTTAGACTCACACATGAGATTTGAAAAAAATTGGGACGAGACACTTATTGGTATGTATGAACAACTAAAAAATAAAGGAGTTGAAAAACCACTTCTTACTACGTATGTACCATCGTATGACCCAAAAAATGACCCACAAGGAAGAGTAAATGTTCCGTGGAGAATGGCATTTGATAAATTTATTCCTGAAGGGGCAGTTTTTTTCTTACCTGAGACTATACCTGATTGGAAAGAGTTACAAGAACCAGTACCTGCAAGATTTTATTCGGCACATTTTTGTTTTACGTCAGGAGATTTTGCAAAAAATGTCCAACACAATCCTGACTTTTATTTTCACGGAGAAGAAATATCTATTGCGGTAAGAGCATTTACTCACGGTTACGATTTGTTTCACCCACATAAAGTTGTGATTTGGCATGAATACACAAGAAATGGAAGAACAAAACATTGGGACGATGATAAAGAATGGTGGAAACTTAATGAAAATGCTCACCAACTAAATAGAAAGTTGTTCGGAATGGATAATAACCAACAAGAAGGTCATAATGGAAAGTATGGGTTTGGTAACAATAGAACTCTTAGAGATTATGAAAAATATTCAGGTTTACTTTTTGAAAAAAGGTCAGCACAACAATATACTTTAGAAAAAAAATACCCACCAAACCCATATAATTATAATACCGAAGAAGAATGGATTGATAGTTTTACAAAACTAATGAACTTCACAATTAAAGTTGAAAAAAATAAATTTGACAAAACAGATTATGACTTTTGGGCTGTAATTTTCACAGATGACACAGGATATGAAATATCAAGAAAAGATTGTAATCAAAGTGAAATAAGAACTTTATTAAATGACAGTATTGACTTTGTTAATATACAAAGAGAATTTAATACAGCAATAAACCCCACAAAGTGGGTTGTTTGGCCACATTCAGTAACTGAAGGTTGGTTAGAAAGATTAGAAGGAAATTTATGATACAAAATCCAACAATAGTTACGGCACTCTTTAACATTGGAAGAGATAAATGGGACAACTACCAACAAGGATATGATACTTACTTAAATTGGATGACAAGTCTTTTAATGTATGAAACCAATATGGTTATTTATACCGATGATAGTTTATATGAAACCATTTTGAATAAAAGAAAAGACTGTGACCCAAACTTAGAAAAAACAATTATTGTTTTAAAAAAAATTGAAGAATTAGAATCACATAAACTTTTTTTCACAGAAGTAGAAAATTTGATGATGTCTGAAGAATTTAAAAAAAGAGTCATCTTTCAAGTTCCTGAAATGACAAAACCTTTATATAACATAGTTATTTTTAATAAGTTATTTTACATATTGGAGTCAATTAAAAAAAATCATTTCAATTCTGACTTTTTTATATGGTTGGATGCTGGTGTACTTAGAAATTATTCACAAGAAAAAATAATAGGTTGGCCAAATTTGAATAAAATAAATGATGGTTATAATAACAAGATTACTTTTTTTAATCACCAAGAAAAAACCCCATACATTGACCCATATTTACATATTATGTCACAATATAGATTTATTCATGGTGGTTGTATTTTTGTACCAAACAATAATAGAATTAACAAGTTATTAGATACATTTTTAAACCTAATAAGTTATTACTTAGATGAGGGGTATGTTGGTAGTGAAGAAAAATATCTTGACTTGTGTTATCTAAAAAATCCCGAAGACTATAATGTCATAAAATGTGATTGGCGTCAATATTTTGAAATATTTGACTGAAATAATCAATAAAATAAAAATAATGTTATTTATAGATAATAACGTAAATTAATGGCAAATGTAGTTTTAAGTAGTTGTTGTTACAATTTTGTGTATAGTGCCACATCTTGGGTTGATTTGATAACGCCTGGATTAAGTTGGGAAATCACAGGAGACACCAACATTATGGATGGTTGTTACACGGTTGTAACAGGAGTTACGGGAACTTTTGTTGAATTTGATGGT